ATGCTGGTGCGTAATCACCAGGCTTAATGGCAGATAATCCTCTCGCGTCAGACCACCATGGAGCGACCAGGGCGTCCGCGCCACTCAAGTCGCGCGTTGCTAAGAATGGCGCGTTATAAGCAACCGCCTCAAGTCTCTGTGCGTAGATGTATAGGTCGCGTGTAGGATTTGGTACACGCAGAAGAGCCGTCATATTAGCTTGACCTCGAGTGTCAAAGGGGTCAAAGGAGTAATGCTGGATAACAGGGTACTGGAAATCAGATATACGAAACCGATTAGCCTCAACTTTATCCAAATATATATATTCCGCCATCACATATGTGTCACCCATTGCGAAAGTAGTCGGCATAAGAAGATTAGGTATTACAGAAGCAACAACAGAATTAGCAGGATTTCCATTAAGCCCGTAGACGAGTTCACCAGCAGGATCTGTCTTGTAGAAGGTGCTGCCGGATAATGGATAATAGGCTGATCCTGCCACTGAGACAGCAGGATCAAATGCTTGTTGTGCTGATGACACATAGAGCGACGCCAAAGGAGCAAACGTGACCTTCAAGCGAATAAGGTCCGCGCTGATCGCATCAATAGGTAAAACACTGCCCGGATCACCGTTTGCAAACCAAAAAGGAAGAGGTGTTACCACCTGTGTCGGTGTACCTACAACCGAACCAAAACTCGAAACGCCGAATCCATTATCTTTCCGGCACAACAGAGTATTTACAGCTGTAACTTTCTCGAACGGAGTTCCAAATTCATCGAGAACTTCTAAGAGACGTCCGTTCAATGTTTCGACAGTAGAACCTCCAATCTCAACTGTAGCTTCAGCCAATAAGGCGTGACCGAGACTGTTTGTCCAGCCGAATCTAGGACCGAGGAATCCCGGTGTCAAAGCCGCCGTAGCTTGCACAGTCGCAATATCCGGCATGGTAGTCACCAGGTAAAGTCGCGACAAGAGTTGCCCTTGCCTTGGTAAACTAAGTGTCGCCGAAGATCCAAACGTAGGACGTGTATCAAAATCCAGGCGAACCCATGAAGTTGTAAAACGCCCGGCTTTTACAAAGGCTTTTTTGAAGAAAGAAAGAGCGGGTTGTCCCCGCAAAGGTAAAAGTCGTTCATCTTGGATGCCCGTATGAACGATTTTTAAAAGAGCTGCCACCATACTATTCTATTGTTTGTACCTTTAGTCCTCGAACATACGATTTGCTATACCGTTCTGGAAACGGAGCCAATTTAAACCAAGGCAAAAGACTTTGACTTCCCATTCGCCTCCGTAAGATCCTCCGGGTGGCTGAATATCCAGAATGAGCCGCAGGCTTTGGAGACGGCTGGCATTTATGGAACCCGAAGGTTGGTGAAGTTCGGCGGGGCGGCGCGCGAAAGAGTAGCCGTAGATAAATGAATTAAACGCAGTGTATCCGCCCCGATGGCTACCCGCAATTTGTTGTCTAAAATACTGTTCCTCGGCGCCAATTACGTCAATCCCGTCAGCCTGGATTTTAGCGTAGGTCATTAATCCGGACAACGCATTGTACACAGGATCGTATTCGCGCTCCAAGACAGCCGAGTAATTCGTCCATTCGTTATTCTGTGACACTTCCTTGCGCCGAACGAACCAAATGATCTCTTCGATGGGATGATTGGCTTCGAGGGGTAGCTGTACACGAATTGTGGAATCAGAACCTGTTTTAACAACTGCGTATTTGAGCGGTTCACTGAAAGAGAATGTCTGAACTTCGCGGTGCATGATCTCGAAGGATTGTCTGTACATGGCTTCACGAACTTGCCCATCTAGAATGGCGCCGTAGGTAACCAGCCGGACACTTTCAAACATGGGTTCAGAGGGTCCTGCAACAATATCTACAGTTTGGTCGAAGGGATATGACCGGTCATAGACTGACACAGTTTGCCCGACAGGCACAGATGTACAGGAATCGCGGTACCCCCTAGCTTGTCTCAAAACTTCAGCTAATGGCTTGAACGTGATATGTATGCGCACAGAACCATCTCTACATGCCAAAAGAGGCAAGTATTCCTTGAGTCGCGTGCGCATGAAATAGAAGACAAGTGGACAGTGGATATAACCATCCTCTGTTGGAAAGACTCGTGTAGGCGACCATGCTTTGAGCGAATCGATCGATGTGGCGCCGAGCCCATCTGTAGCCATGCCGATTTGCGTATTCAGATCCGGAAATAGACGAGAAACGACATTTATGAAGTCGCCATCAATCTCTTCAATAGTATCACCGTCGATCTCCAGCTCGGCTTTTTGAATAAGAGCCGTTCCTAAAGAGTTTGTGTAGAACCATGCCGTCGTCGGGTCAACATATTCGTACAGTCCAGAGCTGAGTTGTAATTGCGTCGTTAAATTCAGCCAATGCGCCAACTTTATCTGAAGAAATGCAGCATGTACAAGGTCACCTGATGTCTGTGTTTTCAGGTCAAAGGAGATGCGCTGACCGAAGGAAGCGGGACCACGATAGGGAAATTCTTGTATACAAGGTACAAAGGGCGTATAGCGCTTCTTGGCGCTGCGTGTAAACCAGGACACCGCAGGATCTACAGGAGAAAAAAAGGAATCTTGGTCATCACGATCGGTGAGGTCCAAGAGTGTTGTAATATCGCCGCGAGGTCGGCTCATCTTTATTGCTTTTTACTACGGAGAGATTCTTTACATGCGGCGGCGCCGCGTAGATTTTCTCTTCTTATTTCTGTTTCTTCTTGTTCGTTTACCAGCCTTTTGTGTAAACCCTGCTGGACCCCATTTACCCAACATTATTTTTGTATATTCTAAGTCGGCAAGCAGAGCATTGTGTAAGTCTTTGATGATCAGTGGCATATTCATAGTGATTGAGGAGGGAGGATGAACGGCAATAACTCCGTTATAATTACAGGACCAAAGCATAGAATAAATAATAGCATCTATTTTTTCATGTGGATCAGATATCTCATCTACATAAATTTTTAAAAGCATTACACCCATTAAATCGGCAGCCGATTCAGCAAAGACTTGCTGCGACCAAGCCCATTTATGAGTATTAGGATTTATTGCTTTTATTTTACCAGATATATTTTTAGCTGTATATTTATTACGTGTTATATGATATGCCTTTTTAAATTCATCTATATTTAAAGCATGTATAATACGTGACGTTGCAGCATTACCAAACCATAATTCTCCGATTTCTCTAATTGTACCAAATCCAGATTTTGATATATCATGTCCCATCTCATGACCCATAGTAGTTAGAAAAGTTGATTTATTATATTGTAAAAGAGAAACAAGTCCTCGTAAACTTATACCTGTATCCATAAAAGGTACTTCCATACCCTGACTAACAGCGTTTGGACTTGAGTTATTTGGTTTTAGATGATCAGTTTCACTAAAAAATCCCCCATCAAATAAACTATAAAGTTTAGTAGTTTCAAAAGATACAACTGTAAGTTTACCATATTTTCCAGATTGGAGTGATTTATTATTACAGTTTATAAAAAATTTATTTGTAGATAGCTCATCTAAATAATTATGTGAATCTTCAGGATCAAGTTCTGTAAACACTTTTTTCCAATTATTTGAAATAAACTCTTGTACTTCTACTGCTTTGTCGATATAATCGTCTAGAGTTCTGCCATTAAAATAAATTGTTGTAAGTGCATAATATACCTTAAATTTTTCACCTTCAGTTAAAGTATATTTTACAGGAATATCTTCTTCTAATTTTATTGACTTACACTCCTGGTTTAGCATATAGTGCTCTTGAATTTTTTGTATTTCAGCTCGATCTGGATTTGCAAGTAATTTAGAAGCCAATTCTTCTACACGGGGCATATTTTTAGATAAAATATCACTAAATAAAATAAGTTGCGTGGGATCTTGTTCATACGATACAAAACTTCCATATGCTGAGCCAAATATTTCATTATGTCCTTTGTTTTTCATAGGCATTCTATAAGCATTTGTCCAGTACTGATTTGCGAGAGGGTCTTTTCTTATACGTGAAGAATCTCCATATTTAGAACAAGCCCCCATGAGAGACTGTATTGTATTATAAGGATCACCTTCATTAAAGATGAATCTAAAATTATCTGTATCAGACGTATCAATCTTACTTATATTTAACATCTACTATTTTTACAATATAAAAAAATTGAAACATTTTTTTGACTAATAGTAGGTAATCAAAATGACGATCACACTGCAAATTGGATTTAATTACACAAGAGAATTTGATGGCGAAACTCCGTTTCTCGAAGCGGTTTCATCAACTCTCAAGCAAATGAATAATACGGAAAATCCAGAAGACTTTCTGTGTTATCTTCGAATTATTGGGACTGACCCCGATGGTAAAAATACATCAAGTATTTCACAGTGCCATTGGAATCGCCCCATTAGGGAACTTGCAAAATATGGGCGAGTTCTTATTGTTTCAACTGTACGTGGGGGTTAGTTCCCAAACTTCAGACCACCTCGTCCATCTGAAACAGAGAATACAGCCCATGTCTCTACAATGACGCGAAGCTCAGAGCGTTTCGTTCCATTTATAATGTCTGTCAGCTGCATAAAAAGAGTAGGTTTATCTGCCGTAGAAAAGTTGATGGTGCCATCAGGTTGCCGATTATAAGAAGGGGCACGCACCCCCTTTTTTTCACCGTAACCGAAATGGATGGTCGCGAGACGCATACCTGAGTCGCGTTCCTCTTTTGCGTGATTATCGAGACTATTCCAGATGAGTGAGTCCCAGAATTGCGTACGATCCCGTCCAGCAATGAGCAATTTCAGTCCAGAATAATAGTCGCCTGTCGCCGAATCTGATTGTAGTTTCCAGAGCCGATTTGCTCTGAGATCTGCCCACGACCGAAACGCAAGTATAATGCGGGAACAGGGATGCGTAGCATCAAGTACACGTGTTAGAAAGGGAGTAGCGGCTGCATAATCCAAAGGACCCTGTGCGAATACGTTCTCGTATATGCGTTCAAAAGGAATATCAAGTGAAGACTCCCGAAGCCCAAGGCGCGTATCCTCATTTGTATAGATGTGTCTCGTTTCAAGATAAATAGTTGGTGCACCAATCTTTAGTCGATCGAGTGTGTCAAATGTAGTAAAGTCGCCGTCCCTTTGACTCTGTAAGCGTAAGCTAGAGCCCCAAGGAGCCGGCTTTTCTCGCCCGTCACTCGCCTCAACAAGATCTTCCAGTTTCCGCAAATATATGCGAACTTTGTATTGCTGATTTGGTAAACAGAGTGAAGGAAATCCACCTTCTTCTAAACTTTGGCATCCGATGAGAGGTATTTGCAGCCGAAGACGACCAGGCGTCGCATTGCGACCGATTGACAGAGCGGAGCCGTCATGTATCCCTGTAAGTGCATTCTCGAGGAATGCTGAGTTCAGAGAGCCACGAGACCGACTCTGAATCCAGATAGAATCGCCGCTGAATTCCTGGAGCAAAATATTGTCCTGGAGAATCTGAATTTTCTCGAACAAAAAATATCCGATTCCGTTTGTATATCCATACGAGATGCCACCATTGTCTTGAATAACGCCCTTTCCATTCGCTGCAACATAATTAGGTGGCAGCCATGATGGCAGATCAACGACGAGCGTAGGAGATACAATAAAATCGCCGGCGACCTCCAATTGAAACTCAGAGGAACGCCCGAAGTCTACCGAGTTGAGAGGCGGCAATCGCCTGAGCTCATGAATAACGGGCGCCGTAGGTCCATAGCGGTTGTCAAAAAGGCTTTGTGCGTCAAGAGAGTCTTCTTGAAAATATACATCTTTATTTCCTCGTGATACGAGTTCATAAAGAGATCCGTCTAGATTTAGATTCATCCTTCTTAAACATGGTCATTAATTTTATATCATACGCTACGAACTTTAATAAAATTGAAATAAATAGCAAACTTATCGCCGTATAACAGAAATGTCTACTCCTCTACAGTCTATTCTCCAAAAGGGTTTTGCTACTCTTAAGTTTGAGCGTCGTATTCTAGAAAATGAGATTGGTATCTTTGAGACTTTTACACTTGACAATACTCTCTGGATTTCATTTCGTTTGAAGGAGACGGGAATGTCGTTTAAGAATGATTTACAGAAGGAGTATCTTAACGCTATTCTTCTTTCGACTGTTCTAACCAAGGACATTCCGATGCGAACCAGTTTCTTTGAGGGAAAGGCTCATAGCTTTCTCACAATGAATAAATCTCTGCAATACCGTGTAATGAATCGCCCCCCTGTAGTTCTAGCAATTGCATGAATTTGTACATGAGCTACAATAGAGTTTGCCTTGAAAGAGAAGTTGTTTCTCTGCATAATTGGGAAAATTCAGTGTTATACCAGTTGATGCTGCTATAATGGCACCGCATGTGCTAATATTTACAGTGGGTGCCGTGACAACAAGTTTCTCTTTAAAAAATCTATACTGAGCCTGTGATTGAAGCTTCTTAATGATTTCACTTGCGTCCATTCTGTCTTTTCCTTATATTTTTTCTAAGAAAGAATGTGTGGAATCTGGATGCTCATAGGCAACCGTCTAGAATTATTTACACCAGAAAGGGGTCTTGATGAACTAACGGCTCGTGGTCCGGAAGGTACACGGCTCTTGGATATTAATGGTTTGGCGCACATGGGATTTACACGACTCGCAATCAATGGACTAAATCCGCTGGGCATGCAACCTTGGTCATCCTATGGTATTCATTGGATGTGTAACGGTGAAATTTACAACTCTGATGCTCTTAAGGATGAGCACGGAATAATTACTGTATCCGGAAGCGATTGTGAAGTCATTGGACATCTTTACAACATTTATGCTGATAATCTGAAGTCTTTTTTCCGATCTTTTGATGGCGTCTTTGCTTTAGCAATTGTTGACGAGAAACGGGATCGTGTTATTGTGGGGCGTGACCCGTACGGTGTAAGACCATTATATATGGGACTCGTGAATGATTTATCGGGAAATATTTACACACGTATCTTTGCCAGTGAAATAAAGGCTCTGTATCCTTACTGTAGTACAGTATCTCCCATTTTACCTGGAACATATCATGTATACAGTCTAAAAGATGCCATGCGCTTACATATTGAACAGTATCATTCCATTTCATGGCTAAAGAATCCGATGTTTACACCGATTCATCCGAGTGGTCTTGATATGGCGTGCGCCGCGCTCCGCTTCTCTTTAGAGGAAGCCGTCAAGAAGCGCTTAATGACGGAGAGACCGGTCGCGGCGCTTTTATCGGGTGGTGTAGATAGTAGTTTAATTGCGTCTCTGGTTGCGAGACACTTGAGGGATCTGGGAAAGCCGCCGCTGAAGACATTCTGTATTGGAATGCCTGGCTCGACAGATATGAAGTTTGCCAAAGAAGTCGCAGAGTGGATAGGGTCAGATCACACGGAGGTTCTTTTAACAGCGGATGACTTCTTTAATGTAATACCCAATGTCATACAAGATATTGAGTCCTATGACACGACGACTGTGAGAGCCAGTGTTGGCAATTGGCTCGTCTCGAGAGAAATCAAGAAACAGACGGAGTGCAAAGTCGTTTTTAATGGGGATGGATCGGATGAAATCTTTGGTTCGTATCTCTATTTTTTCAGAGCGCCGACAGATAGAGACTTTGAAGAAGAATCGGAACGACTCTTGAAGGATATACATATGTTTGATGTGTTGCGATCGGACCGCAGCATTAGCAGTCATGGCTTAGAGCCGAGAACACCATTTTTGGATCGGCAGTTCGTGGCTGTAGCTCGATCCATTGCGACGGAGTGGCGGCGACCCACGAAACAAAGGTGTGAGAAATGGATCTTAAGAAGAGCCTTTGACGACGGCGTCACATTGCCCCCATCAGTTCTGTGGCGGAAGAAGGAGGCGTTTAGTGATGGTGTGTCAAGTACAGAGAAATCATGGTTCGAAGAGATACAGGATCGCGTTAAAGATCTTGTACCCGAGAATTGGAAGGAGAGAGCGGCGCTAGAATGGCAGGCGCCGCAACCGACAACGAAGGAGCAATATTTTTACAGAAACATCTATTACACGTGGTATGGCAAGGTTTATGAGAAGGCGAATGTTCCGTATTTTTGGATGCCTAAGTGGAGCCCTGGCGTAACAGATCCGAGTGCCCGGTTATTATAAAATCTCATACAAATATATAGGGAATGTCCTCACTTTCGTTTAAGAATAGAGCATCGAATTATCTTAGAAATATGCAAATAAAGGCAAAAACGAAGCTTCTACATTCGATTGGCGCTATAACCAATAACGAGTTCCGAGCTGAAAAGGAAAAAGCTGATATGAATCGGAGTAATTATTACAAAAATATTAGTAGAAGGGGGGCTACTAATGTTTGGGAAAATGCCAAGAAGCGTGGGAAGACATACACCTATATGAAATACGGTCCAGAGTTTATACATAATGGTAAAAGGTACAGAGGTCATGTAAGGCGCGGATACGAAGACCCCACCAAAATTTACAATAGAGATCCAAATATGCTTTCTCGTTATGAGCTGAAAAATGGATATAAGGGACAGAGGCTGCACGGAAGTGAAACATACATAATGAATAAGCAGGATACTAATGCCACAAATAATTTTAACGCAAAAGAACTCGCCCAGAAGAAGGCTCCTGGAGGTATGGCGGTGTGGGGCGGACGTAAGGGAAAGACTCGCCGCAATCGCAAGAACCGTCGTGGAACGCGGAAAAATTGAAAATCCGTACTTTCCTAGATAAAAGAAATGTCCGGCTGGAATATAGAATGCAGATCTTTGTGAAGACCCTTACTGGCAAGACGATCACGCTCGACGTAGAGCCGTCAGACTCGATTGAGAACATCAAGCAGAAGATCCAGGACAAGGAGGGCATCCCGCCGGATCAGCAGCGCCTTATCTTCGCGGGCAAGCAGCTAGAGGATGGCAAGACACTTGCTGACTACAATATCCAGAAGGAGTCTACACTCCACTTGGTTTTAAGACTCCGTGGTGGTGTTTAAATGCACCGACTACAAATATATCTGTTTTTACT